AGTACTATAAAGTATAACTCATATGCACAAGAGTTAGCTAACAAAATTAAAGATACATTACCAGATCAATTAGATTCTAGACGTAAAGTATTTTATTATCTTACTGGTGCTACAGTAGATGAGAACTTTAGATTTAATAAAAATGTTAAAGCTTTTGATAAAGGTTTATTATCTGATGCTGAACTTAAAGCAGCAAATGATATTTCTAAAATATTTAATGAGTTCTATGAGATCTTCAATAAACAAGGTGCTGGTATAGTTAAATATAAGAAATCTAATTACTTACCTTTACTTTGGGAAGGATATAAAAGTAAAACAGGAGAACTGTTTAGTTTTACTAATAAGTTTGAAACAGCAATTACTGGTGATAATCCTAGTTTTAGATTTAATAGATCAAGAGTATTTGAAGATATTAACCAAGGTTTAAGAATAGGTTATAAGATTAGACCAGGAATGGATGATCCTGCAGAGTTAATGAGATTGTATTTGCAATCAGCTGGTAAAGCATTAAGTACTCAGCAAGTATTAAACTTTTTAGAAACTAATTACATTGGTAGTGGTAAGAATATACTTACTAAACCTTTCCTTGCTAGAACAAGAAAACAAATAGCTTTTATAGATCCACAAGAAAGAATTAACTATAGTGAATTTAATCACCCATATTTTCAAGGTGAAAAAGGATTTACTCCATTAATACATAAAGGTATTGAACCTGCTTTAAGAATGGTATTTGATGCTACAAATGAACAACAGTTAATGTCTGCATTGTTTACTACTAACATGATGATGAAAAGACTAGCAGTAGGATTCTCGTTCTTTCATGCTGGTGCATTAGTAGAAAGTCTTTGGTTTGCAGGAGCTAAAATGAAAACTATAGGTAAGTTTTTAAGCCCTAAAACTAAACCAGAAGTATTAAAACAATTACAAGATCCAGGATATTATCTTACAGATTATCCTCATGCTATTAAACAATTACAACAACAAGGATTTAAAGACGTTGTAAGATTTGGTCAAGGTAGTGGTTTAAATATATCAATGCCTGAAGATATTGGTTATGATAGATTTTACCAAAACATTAGAGGTGTAGATACATTTCTTAAAAATCATTTTGGTATAAGTCAAAAAGGAAACATTGAAAAAACATTTAAATTCTTTGATAGAATTACTTGGGATAGAATATTTACTTCTGCTAAAATACATACGTTTCTTACATCTTTAAACAAAGGTGCTAACGCTATTAAACCTGGTGATACTCAAGCAGAAATATATAAGAAAGCTCGTAGAGCAGCACAGTTTACTAATGATGCATATGGTGGACAAAACTGGGCACAAGTTACTCAAAGAATAGAAAACGATTTCATTAAAAAATTAGCTCAAACTACATTAAATCCAGGGTCTAGAGGATATATGCAATTGTTATTATTTGCTCCAGACTGGACAATATCTAATGTAAGAATTATAGCTAAGTCATTACCAGGATTCGAAAGTGATCCACAAACTAGAAGATTATATCAATACTATTTTGCTAGAGCTGCACTTACTTATGCAGTAGCAGGATCTGCTCTAAATTATATGTTCTCAGGACATAGTATATTAGAAAACACAGATCCAACAAGAATTGACTTAGGGAATGGTGAAGTATTAACTTTCTCTAAACAACTAATGGAACCTTTTCATTGGATAACAGCACCACAATCTACTGGTCTTAAAAAGATTGGTTCTTTGCCTAGAACAGTTATAGAAGTCTTAACTAATAAAGATTATTTAACTACTAAGTATAGTCCAAATATGACTAGAAAAGATGATAGTGCTATTGAAAAAGGTTTAGCAATTGGTGGTCATGTGGGTAAAAGATTTTTACCTATTTGGTTACAACAAGCATCAGCTTCAGTAGAACAAGGTTTGCTTAAAGAAGGTCTATCTTTAGACTTAGCTGCAGACACTTCTGTTGATTTTGTATTAGGGCAATTAGGTCACCCTAGATATAAAGGGCCTAGATATACACAATACAAAACGAAAGGGTTAGTAAGGTCTCCTTACGAAACATTATTCTAATGAGTAGACATACAGAAAATACAGAAGAACTTCTAAAAGTTCATAATAGGATTGATCTTATTGATCAAAAACTGCACATCCTAGAAACCAATCATTTAGCTCACATTCAGAAAGATGTAGATAGAATTATATACATTATATCAGCTATTGGATTAGGTTTATTAGGACAGTTTTTATATCTTTTAACAAAAAATTTGTAACAAAAAGTTGTACCTTATTGACTAGATTTATTAGTTAAATAGTTGTAAAAACTTTAATATGCTTCGCAAATCAATACTTGTTATAAGTGATCAACACGCACCATATCATCATATAGATACTCTTGACTTTTTAAAAGCTATTAAGTTAAAGTATAAACCTGACTGTGTAGTTAACATAGGTGATGAAATGGATTGGCACTCAATATCATTCCATGATTCACATCCTGGTTTATATTCACCAAGTCATGAGCTAGTAGTAGCTAGAAAATTCCTTCAAGATTTAGAGAAGTTATTTCCTAAGCAACATATTATGGACTCTAATCATGGTAGTTTAGTTTTTAGAAAAGCTACTAGATATGGGTTACCTCATGAAATCTTTAAGTCATATAATGATATGCTTGGAGTTGGTAAAGGTTGGACATGGCACGATGATTTGATTATTAAAGCATCTAATGGTCAAAATATTTACTTCTGTCATGGTAAATTTAAAGACGTACTTAAAGTTGCACAACAATATGGAATGTGTACTGTCCAAGGACACTATCACACTTCATTTAAAATAGATTATTGGAGCAATCCAAATGAACTACTTTGGGGTATGCAAGTTGGATGTTTAATTAATATGAAAAGTTTAGCTTTTGAATATAATAAATTACAGAAGTCTAGACCAGTAATAGGAACAGGAGTTATCATTGATGGATTACCAATATTAATCCCAATGGTTTTAGATAAAAATGGCAGATGGAATAGAAAAATTACCTAGAGGAATTAGAAACAAGAACCCAGGCAATATAAAGCTGGGTACTGATTGGGATGGACTGGCAGATGAACAATCTGATCCAGTTTTTTGTGTATTTAAAGAGTCTGTTTGGGGCATTAGAGCTCTAACTAGAATACTTTTAGTATATAGATTTCATCATAAAAGATTTACAGTAGAGGACATCATTGAAAGATGGGCTCCACCAAGCGAGAATGACACAGATGCTTACATAGTATTTGTTTGCAAAAAACTTGGCGTAAATCCTCAAGACAAATTAGATAACAGTATAGAAGATTATTTACCATTAGTTAAAGCAATTATACAAATGGAAAATGGTATGCAGCCATACGATGATGAGCTGTTAGTAGAAGGTATGTACAAAGCATGGGACGGATTCCCAACAGGTTCTAACAAGGTATATTAATATGGAAGGTAGCCTCAGTGAATTACTGGTTTACTTTCTGGTTAGTAGTTGGCTATGTAATGTTAATTCTATTTGGTGGGCCTAACCCAATAATATTTAGATAAGGGAGATTAAGATGTGGTTTAATTTATTATCCATGGGTATAAAAACAGCTAGTCATTTATACCAAAACAAACAACAAACAAAAAGATTGATGTCTGATGCTCAGCGTACTCATGCTGAGAAGATGGCAAGGGGAGATATTGAATATAAAGCGAAAATTATTGAGAGCAATGATCAAGGTTACAAGGATGAGTTTGTCCTTATTCTTATATCTATGCCTATCTGTTTATTGGCTTGGTCTATCTTTTCTGACGATCCAGAGATTCATACTAAATTAACATTATTTTTTGAATATTTTAATCAGCTACCATATTGGTATCAAGCTATCTTCATAGGTGTTGTAAGTGCTATATATGGTTTAAAAGGTGCTGATATTATGCGTAAGTCAAAATGAAGAAAGTTGAAGGATATTGCATAGGGTGTAATAAAGAAATTATACATACTCAGTCCTTTATTACTTTACCAAATAAAAAAATCTTATGTCCTAAATGTTATCAGAGCTCAGGAGCTCAATTACCTTTTTGGGATAAAAATAACAAACCAACATTTAAAAAATGAGAATATTAATTATATTATTACTAACTATAAGTGTGTCTTATGCAGACTCTACACAAACTAATGTAAGTGGATCAAACACTGCTATTGAAGGTGGATATACATCTACTGCTACTACTAATTATGCAACAGGAAGTTCATCAAACTCTACTACAAATAGTACATCAAATTCTAATATAAAATCAGCACCACCAACTGCTAATTCACCATCATTTTCAGCTGGATCACAAGACGTTTGTGCAACTGGAATGAGTGCTGGAGTTCAGACATTTGGTTTTGGAGTATCTGGTGGTAAAACTAATAGAGATATGAACTGTGAAAGAATTAAGTTAGCTAAAGTTTTATATGACTTTGGAATGAAAGTTGGAAGTGTAGCTTTACTTTGCCAGGACGAAAGAGTCTTTGAAGCAATGATTAATGCAGGAACTCCTTGTCCAATAGATGGCAAGATAGGTAAAGATGCTATGGATATTTGGAATAAATACGATTTTGAAAGACCAGATTATAAAACATATGTTAAACGTATGGAAAAAAGAGAAGTAATAGATAAGTCTATTCAAATAGAAGTATTACAAACTATAGAAACTCAACCAATACATAGTAAATGATTTGGCTATTAGCAATAGTAATAGGAGGATGTTATGCGATACACAGCGTTAATAAGTTTGCTGATTATATTAATCCATACAACTTCCATAAAAAGTGAAGTTATTACAACAAATAATTTACTTGATAAAAACTTTGATAATGGATCTTGGACAGGAACTGCCGATGGTAGGCATGGTTCTAATGTCATTGCTTCTGAGCATGATACTTATATCCAATCTGATAATATAAGTTTAAAGAATGACGCAAATTTAACAGAATTACAAATACAAAATGGTTATACAACTAATCATGAATTTGAATATTGGCATTGGAATACATATGATTCTAGTGTTAAATCTACAGTAACTATAACAGGAGCAAATGGTGAAACAACAACACAGATTAGGAATTATAATAGTAGTAGCTGTGGCAGTTTTAACTGTGGTGATTACGTCACTGGCAGTGATACTTATACTGTATTTTCAAATTTACAAACCGACTATGATTTATCAGTTCGATATGATTTTACAGATTCATCAAATGCTACAGAGAATCATTATGGGGTCGATCTCAGAGAACCTTCCCTCACTGTAACATACGAGTCAGATCCTTTTGTTTTAAATGAAGATATTAGAGATGAGATAAAAAATGTGTTGGAAGAATTTAAACCAGAAAAAGAATTTATAGTTAAAGAAGAATTTAAGTTTGTAGAAATTAAAACTGAACCTAAACCAATAGAAGAACCAAAGGTTATAGAGCAATATAAAACTGAACCTAAAATAGAGAAAGTTTATAATGAAAAACCTAAAGAAGAAATTAAATCAGAAACTAAAGTTGTTGATAAAATTACTGAAGAATACAAAAAAGAAGTATCTACAGAAGTTACTGAACAGGTATCAGATAATGCTAAGAAAGAAGTAATAAAAAAAGATACAGATAAGAATGATTCTAAAAAGGTAGTTAAGAAAGATTCTAAAGAAGAAGTTAAAAGTAAAGTAAGCTCTACAAAAACTAAAACAAGTAAAACAAAATTAGATGTAATAATGACTAAAGTAGACGCACAAGTTAAAGACGCATCTAAAAATTTAAACATTAAAAACATTATTAAATTAGATGCTATGCAGAAAGATTCAGTATCATTGGTAGAGTATAAGAATACAGAGTTCTATAAATCTAAAGATATATATTTAGACCAAATAGCTATATTTGATAATAGATCTATTTATAAAAACTTTGATTTAGTAAAATACAGGAACAACGATATTATAGGAATTAAGAATAGAACATTACAAGAACTAAACATAAACAAACAGAGAATATTAATAGAACTTAAGGAGCTTAAGAATGGATAAATTAAAAAATAACATTGGTGTAATTATGGTAATACTAGGACTCATTGGTTCTACAGGTACATTTTACTCTAAGTTTGCTACAATGGAATTAAAGATAGAACAGTTGTCTAATGCAACTGCACCAGATTTAACTGGTATAGAAACTAATAGTTTTGGATTAATAGATTTAGATAAAAATATATCTATTCTAGAAAAAGAAATAGAATTGCTGAAAGTACAATTGCAAGAACTAAAAATAAACTCATCGAATCCATTATCTCAATAGTCTCTTTCTATTATCATTTCGATAAAGTGTATAGCTTTAAGTAAATCATCTTTACCACCTTTGTCCTGGTGCCTAATAATATACTTAATTGCACATCCTTCTGGAAATAGAAGTTTGTTTTCTACTACAAATTT